GGCGCGGTGACGTATGTGGACATCGTTTTTCCGATGTCCTTCATCTGGGTCCCGACCTCTTGGAGCTTGGTCGTGGTCTCCTTCATCGCGGACGAAAACGCCTCCGTCCGTGCAATCAGGTCCACCGCGATGGTTGCCGCTACGGCCATTACATCCTCCCCCGTCGTCGATCAATCGCGGCCTCGGCCTTTGCTTTGGCCATCTCCTGCGCTTCCTGCTCTTCCCGAAGCCTGTAGAACGCCCGCCACTCTTCCAGCTCTGCGCTCGAAATCGTCTGGAGGAGATGGCGGGCGCTCGGGAAGCCCAGCTTTTCGGCCAGACTGAGAGCAAACACCCTCGTCGGCCTCTTTCTTAGTTTCCCAGTAGCTCCGACTCGTCTTCCTTGGAAATCTTCGAGAGCCGAGCCGCTACGGAGTACAAGCGATCCATCGCGGCGGCTGACTTGGCCCCAAGCACGGCAACGTCGCCGTCACTGAACACACGGGCACCGGCCTCGTCGCATAGCGTCCGGGCCACCAGCTTGGCACGCAGGTTTTCCATGTTGGGCTTCGTCTTGCCGTCCTTGCCCATCTCCACCACCGACGCCTCCCACGCATCGCGCTCGGTGCCAGTGAGGCATCGAACGTACACGGAGCCGCCCCACTCGGGCACCTCCACTAGCTCCTTCGGGAGGTCGTCAGCGGCAAGGATCATGTCCCGCGTCAGCATCGCCATTACGAGGTCGCCCGCGTCAGGGTTCCGGCACTCTGGAACGTGATGGTCTTGGCATTGATCTCGCCGACGCCCGCGCCCAGGATCGGGAAAGAATCGAGCAAGGCGTCGCCGCGGTACTCAGGGTTGGTTGCACCAATCGAGCCCGCATCGGCACGAAGCCGGATGTTGCGAACGGTGCCCACCTTGGGGAACAGGTACGCATCCATGGAGGCGGTGGTGTCGCCGTAAAGCTCCACGTCGATAGACCAATTCTTGAGGCCGCCGATGTGGGTGCGGGTCGTGTTGCCCATCACGGTCTCGTCAAGGGCTTCGGCTTCGTAAGTCAAGGTTGCGGAGCGGACGCCGGTGAACACGTCGCCGGTCCCGGTGCCCCACTGAACGCGGGCGTTGGTCAATACTTGTGAAGGCATTTTCAGTCTCCTTTAGATGATCCCAGCGGATACGATGAAGGTGGCCGTTCCTGCCGAGAGCGTCCAGTTGGCACGGAACCAGTCGTCGGTGATTGCTCCTCCCACCGACAGGAGTTGAGCGCCCGGTCCTGTGGCGTTCGCAAACGTGATTTGATCGATTGGACTCGGGAACCCCGAAGCGTTGTCGGATTGAACCTTGACCGCAAGCGTCCCGCCGCCCGTGACTTCGAGAACGTGGAGCGCGGCAAAGAGCCTTTGACCGGCCCCGACTGCGCCCAGCTCATAGGCGGTGCCGTCGCCCCCGGCGCTTACGCTTGCCGGGTTCCGAAGAACGGTGGCCTGAACGAGCGGGCCAGCGGCTTCGGCGTCGAAGCTAAACGGGTAAAGCTCACCTACCGCACCTCCGACGCTGTACGTCGCGTGCATCACGTTCTCAAAGTACGACACGGCACCCGAGTCGGCGGCCACAGGACAAACCGTAACGATAGCTGACGGTCCAATACGGGCGAACATATGCGCGTCGTCCGAGGCCGCCCAATAGCCCTGGTGGGACATCGTGGTTGTCTTGAGACCGCCGACATTGATTCGGGTATCGTTCATGAGCGTCGTGCCGTCTAGGGCATCGACTCCGTACTCAACCCCAAGCGCGTTCATCTGCCCGGACAAGTCGCGCCCGTCAACGAAAAGCCTGGCGTTGGTCAATACTTGTGCGGGCATGGCTTATTCTCCGGTTTCATCGTACCAGATGACATAATCTGTGGACACGCGGTGAAGCTGGGTCGGATCCTCGAACATATCGGTATCGGCCTCAACAAAAACCCCTTGTATCCTGCGTTGAATTATAGCGCCGCCCGTTGCGGTGGGCAAAAGCCCCTCCTTGCGTTCGAGCGCCTTGCGGATCTCGGAAGCCAAGCGTCGAGCGTCGCCGTAGGTTTGAGCGTATGCGTCCACCTGCCAAATAGAACGAACCGTGCCCGTGTCGGCACCCATGACGCTGGTGCGCTCCGATGAAATTTGGGCATACGATACCGCCGGAAAGGTGGATCGTTGCGGGATGGTGCCGGGGTGGATGCGCTGTCCGGCGATGGCAACAACCTGCGCCGACTGAAGCATTAGGAACCGAAGGTGCGCCCCGATGCCGTACACGGGCGCGGTCATCGTAGCGCCTCCTCAACCATCTCCCGCACGGAGTCCTGAAACTTCTTTACGGCGTCACCTCGACGCGACTCTGCCGACTTGCGCATAAACGGGTTTGGGCGAATACCGCGAGATGGCACCCCACGTTCTACGAAGCCGGTGTAAAAAGGCAAGGCAACCACGCGGCCTAAAACGCGCTTGTGACTTACTTGGACCTTCTTCACGATGATTTCGTCTTTCAGCTTGTGCGGGTACTTCTTGCCGCCGCGCATCGACTTTCGTGTTGAGTCGCGAGATAATCCCGAATCGGGCGCGGACCGCCGAGCCTCTTCGGCCACCAGCGTCATCCCGGCATGGACACCACGCGCAAGGGTCTCGGACGCCTGAAGTGCACTGAGGCGTCGAAGCGCCTTGTCTAGCGCGGAGGTATCGAAGCGGACTTCAACGGTCTTGCTCACGGGATCGCCTCGGTCTCGGGTTGCGGCTCGTCGATGCGGGTGCGGCACAGGATCTCGCGGCGTCGCCCGTCGGGGTCGGCGGCAAATACAATGTTATGAATCGTGCCCGTGGCCTTCTCGACAAAGCGCCAACGAGGGTCAAAGGGGAATCGGTAGCGTAGCCGCCACTCGGTATCGTAGTTGGACACCCGTTGGTCGAATCGCTCGGATTCGTTTCCGGCTATCACCTTCTTTGCGCCAAACGTCTCAACCACCAGCTCCCATGCCCGAACCTGCGGGTCACCGTAGGGGTTGGCTGTGGTAATGGGCCGCTCAATGCGGATTACGGTTCTGAGCGATCCCCCGCGCATTACCAGCGGACCCGTGTTTGATCGAGAAGCGCGTCAACGGCAAACGGCACCTTCATAGGTGCGGCGGCCATACTGACGCCCTCGCGATTCTCGAACCATGTCCCGACAAGAAGGAGGATCCCCTGCCGGATGCTTTTGGGCACGGCGTTCGGGTCTGCGCGGCCCGCGAGAAACCGGACCCGGACACAGCCGATTTCGTCGCGCTTCGGTGGGCGCACGGAGTTTGCGGACCAGGCCAAGAACGCGACGGGTTCGCCCGGAACCACCCGGTAGTTTGCCGGGTCGAGGGTCTGCTCGTTGCCGTCTTGATCTGTGTACTTCACGCTTTGGATCGTCACAAGGGGCGGGTACGGGATGGCAATGGGGTCCTCCCACCAGCCGTCGAGAGACATCTCCCACACCTGTTCGGTGGTTGCGATCCCGTTCCTCTGCTCAACGTACTCCCGAGCGACGGCAACAAGCGCCTCGGCGTAATCCTTCTCACTGTCGTCCTCAACGAGACGCAGATGGGAGTACGCGTCGTAGGCCGTCACCGGCTCAACCTCGGGGCCGCTTACGCGGGTCAGGGATCGCCAATACATCGTTATACCTTGTTGCCGCGGCGGGGGCGGGCTACGGCCTTTTCGGCCACAGACGGCATAACTGCTTGCTCAACCTCGGGCTCGGCCTCAAGGGCTTCGGCGGCACCACGCGCGATCCACGCCTTCGCAACGGCTGGGTCGAGGTCGTACTCTAGCCCGGCATTAAAGACGCCTTCGTTGTTTGCGGCGGTCTTGAGCATCTTGACTCGCATCTCACTTCCTCCGGTATCGTTCGGCCATCTGAACCCCAGTCGGGATCGTTTCCCGAGGGGTGCGCGTAACGGTCACCTTGTCGCCCCACTCAATCGATATGTCTTCGGAGTCATACCCGTAGGGCTTGTACTCGTCGGGAACGTTGGCGTCCATAAGCGACGTCTCGGCGGGCACCTGAATCGTGATGTCGCGGGCGTGCGCGATTCCGCACAGGTACTCGACGCAACCACGGCCCGCCTCGGCCCCGTGTCGGTCGGCGTAGCTAAAGTCTGCGCCCCATATCTGGATGACAGCGGGCTTTTGGCAAATCGCCCACGCAAGCGCCCATGCTACCGTGTTGTTCATGTAGGCGGTTTGCAGGTCCTCAAAAATCTCCTGCATGGGCATCTCCTGCGCCGCCGGGTACTTGTCCCACGCCCGAGAGGTAAGCCACGGGCGGTCGTAGGTCTTCAGGAACTGCATGGTGCCCGTCAGAGCGGGCGCGGGCGCTGTCTCACCTGCTTCGGCGGCCCGCACCCGCTCCTCCTGCACCCGAAGGTCGTCCATCGCAATCAGTAGGTCGTGCAAAATCACCCCACCCATCGCGTTGATCGCAATCACAAAGTCTGCCACGCCGTGTCTGCCGCCGTTCGACGAAGCGTGTGCAACGTATGACGCAGAGCTTCCACCCATCGCCACGATTGCAATGGTCTTGCCTTCGAGGGCACCGAGCGCGGGAATCACGTTGCGATGATCCCCAAGTTGCGGCAAGCGACCAGAAGCGCGTTCACCGTGGTCTGGAGGTTCGCGGCGGCGTTGCCCGTTGCGTTGGCGATTGCCCCTGCCTGTGCCCCGGTGGCGTTCAGAAACTTCCCGCCGTCGATCTGCACGTCTCCCCCGATTACCCAAACCGCACCGCCCTGGCGCTTGAAGTTTGGCGTATTGAAGTCACTCATGTTTCGTTTCTCCTGTCAGGGTTGGGGGCAGGGCCAAGCGGCCCCACCCCCGTTCCCGGCGTGATTAGGTGATCTGCGCCGACTGCGGTGCCTTGATCGGTGCGCCCAAGATCCCGACAGCGGAGTAAACCCCCGTTGCCGAGCCCGTGACGGCCAGCCGAAGCCGGACGTACCGACGGGCCCCGACGTAGCCAATCTTTGCGACCTTGTTGGCACCAGCCGCCGCGGCGAGCGATGCCGCCGCTTCGGTGCCGATCAGGTCTGCGTCATCCACGTCGGCAAAGTCGCCCGTCGTGGTGGTGTTGGAATGCTGGATCGTTGGCGTGACAGCCGTCACCCCGGAGCCCTGCGCCCCAGCGGCAATCTGGACGACGACAGAGTTGAAGCCCTGTCGGTCAACGATCTCCGAGTTAATGGTGCCCGTAGCCGCGGGGCTGATCGGGCTAATCATGCGGGCAAGCCGCACGTTGTTGAAAAGATCCTGTGCCATGGTTGCGTTCTCCTATTAGGCCAGGGTGACGCGGGCGAAGGCATCCCCGAAGGTGGGCATACCATCGACAGCATGGCGGCCAATGAACCCGACCTGACCCGTGGCGGCGTAAAGCTCCACGAGGCGCTGGACGGACAGGCCGAGCGAGGTGGCGATCCAGTAGTAGCTGAAGTCGCCGATGATCCCAACAAACTGGCCGGAGGTGAAGGTGTTCGGCACGAACTCGCTCGACACCACCTGAATCCCGAGAATCCGATCTCCTGCGGCCTCACGGACATCGGGCAGGAACAGGTAGCGGCCCTCGCCGTCCTTGAGCTTGGCGATCTGCTTCAGGGCGTCGCGGTGGAACATCCAGCGAGTCGAAGCGGAACGAAGGTAACCGTCCTTGAGCGCGTACTTGGCTTCAAAGAGCCCGTCTGCACCGATGGCGGTGCCGGTGTTGCCCGTCGAGATGTTCCGAGCGGCCGGAATGCCATCGTTCGACGCAACGAACACGCCAAGCGGCTGGCCTGCGCCGTTGCCGAGAAGAAAGCCCTTTTCTTCCGACACGCCGAACTTGTACGCGAGCTGGTCGCGGATCACGGTCTCGGGGTTGATTGCCGAGGACCGAAGGAGCTTCTGCGACACGAGCACCCGCTTGGTCAGGTCGTGCGGGTGAAGCTCACGCTTCCCGAAGCGAAGCGCGGTGTCGAGGTTCAGGGCACCGATCTCGCTGGTCCAGTCGGCGTCGGAAACATCGGTCTCAACCGTTGGGCGGCCAACCGAGTCGCCCGTGGTCAGGATGTAATTCGTAGCCAGCTGGCGAATGGCAACCGTGTCGCGGACCTTCTCAAGCAGAGAGGCCACGAAGTCGGTGGGAACCATGTACCCGCCCTGCGCGTCGTTCTGTGCAACAAGGTTGCGGGTCTCGCCCGTTGCGATGTAGTTGCGGAAGTTGGCGCGGTAGCCTTCGGCGGCAACCTCGGGGCGAGCGGTGGCGAGGCCACGCATCGCGTCCCGCATCTCGGGGCGAAGCCCGGCAAACTGGCGCTCTTCCACGTTCGTCCCGGTCGGGGGCGCGGCACGCTCTTCCAGCTTGTCGAGGCTTGCGGCCTCACGGTCGAGGGTCTCGGCACGCTCAATGCGCCCCTTAAGCTCCTCGGCGGCACCCATGTGCTTGTCCCAGCTCTCGCGCTCCACGGCGTCGAAGTCGCGGCGCTCCTGCTCGGCGCGGTCATTGATCTCCCGCGCCTGAGCAATCAGCCGCGCCCGCTCGGCCTTCAGCTCATTGATCTTGTTCATCTGTCTCTCCGGTGATAGTAGGTCTTACGGTTTGGGTCCGGTGAGCGGGTCAGGCTCGGCCCCGTTGGGCGTCCGGCTTGGTGGATGGTTAGGCCTCAGCCTCAGCCATCGCAATCTTTCGCTTGCGTGCCGCAATCTCGGCGTCACGCTCCTGCGTGTTTTCAATATCGTCCGTCTTCGGTTCTTGGACCATCTCTCGCACCTTGTCCATGCACCGGGCCGAGACCACGGTGTTCTGGTACGCGGGGTAGACCACAGGGCCAACGTCAAACAGCTCACGGATCTTTTCGATGACCCGAAGCGGCTTGCCGTCGCGGGGCTCGTACCGGTCGCGCTCAACCGTGAAGGCGAACGAGTTGCCCGTGACGTCGCCCCGCTGGATCGCCTCGTACACGTCGCGGCGGGAATCGGGAAGTGATGGCACTCGGTAGTGTAGCCCGTCTTCCTTGATCTCAAGCTCCAGCGTTCCGGCCTTGGCCCGCCCAAGGATAAAGTTGGGGTCGTGGTTGTAAAGCGCCCGGATGTCGGACACGAGCACGGCCTCGTCAAAGGCTCCGGGCTCGATGACCTCGGTAAAGCCGCCCAGGTCTTCGGACTCCGAGCCAAACCGCGCTGTCACGCCAGAGATCGCCATGATTCCGGCTTCGTCTCTTGCTTCGATCCCGTCAATGGGAATAAATCGCCGTTCCATGTTGGTCTCCTTTAGTCCGGCACAATCTCGCACTGACACCCACGATGAAGCGGCGGGTGCATGATCTTTTGACTGATCCGAAGCGGTGACGCGCCTTC